TCAATATTGCTATAAAACGCTTTTTCTTTAACACCATTCTTCCAAACCCACTCAATCAATTCTGGCAATGTCATTTCAACTTTCTTTTTAATCTTTACCATTCTTCATCTTCTCCTTCTTACGCTTTTTGCGTGCCTTAATTAGTTCTTCGTACGTTATCCACTCTTGACCTGTGTATTTAGGTGCTTTACATATCCATGTGAGTGGTATTTCTCTGTTTTGATATCTGAATATCTTCGCTTTCAACTTCGCTACTTCTGTTGGCATACCTTTGACGTCTATCACTTCAATCAGCTTGTTATTTTTCCATAGTGCAAAGTCGGCTATATATTCTGTTTTACGTTGGTTATCAAACTTAGGTATCAACTCATATCTAGGTTGTAATTCGATATGATCATATCCCTTGCCTAAGTTACGTTCTAAATATTGGTAGTAGTCGCATTCAATTTTGCTATCGAACACAAAACCTTTATATTCAACTTTTTTAGAATTATATTTACTCAAAACTCCACCTCAAAATAATAATTCGTTAATTGTCATTTGCTGTTGTAGTTCTTCTTTTCTGAATAGCTTGTGCTTACGTTTCAGTTTTTCTAGTTCATCTTTCGTTACTGTTCCTGAGAATGTGTTTCGAAAATGTATGCCTGCATAGTTACCTAACTTATAAGTATCTTCTCCTAACGGCGTTACACTGCACATCTCCCAACCGTCAATCTGATATAACGTGTATTGCTTTTTAAGTCCGTCGATAAGTCCCATCTGGTTGCCTCCACTTCGTTTCATTCATGATTAACTCTTTCACTTCTTCATAATCGTCAAAGGGTTTAATGGTTCCGGTATCAAGCAGCCTTTTAACTGCCCACCCAGACTCAATTAATATTTTGGCTATGATTGGATCTTCTTTATAATCCTCTCGATACATAAAACCTAAAAGTTGCTGATACTCATAAACTTTCATCCATAAAACCTCTGCGTTTTCTTGTAGAAATCAAGGTGTGCCACCCCTGTTTCTCCGTCTTTATTTTTAGAAATAATGAATTCAATTTCCGACTTACCTGTAATGTTGTCTTGTTGGTCTTGGTCGTAATAATCATCGCGATATAAGAAGAAAATCATATTCGCGTCTTGCTCAATCCCTCCTGCTTCTCTCAAATCAGACATCATCGGACGTTTATCACTACGACTTTCTACACCCCTGCTTAATTGAGAAAGTGCAATGATGACACAACCTGTTTCTTTAGCAATAATTTTCAAATCGCGAGAAATCTTTTCAACTTCTAACCGTCTATCACGTTGAGGTACATCTGATTGCATGAGTGTAAGATAATCAATAAATATAACGTGAGGTTTGTCTGCACTCTGAGAAGCAATTTCTCTAACATCTTGCGGTGTCATTTGAGCTTGGTCCTCAATCTTTAAAGAATTACATTTCTTAATCTGATCTATAGCAGACATTACCGATGAAACTTCATCGTCATTCAATCCGTTTCCTTGCTTGATTTTAGATAGCGGAATATTTGTTATTGTTGCAACTAATCTCTCAACGATATTGTTACCTCCAGTTTCTAAACTAAAGAACGTTGTAGGGTATCCACGCTGCGCGATATTCCACATCATTGTTAATGCAAGAGAAGTTTTACCTAACGAAGGTCTTGCACCTAATACATTCAACTGACCTGGTTCAAAGCCAATGATTTTGTTATCTATAGAAGCAATACCAGTTTTAATAAATTGTTTTGGTTCATCAGATAGAATATTTTCTACAACTTCAGCTAGAAAACTATCAGTAGCGTCTGCTTTTTTTATTGTCATACCTTTTAATTTCTCTAATTCTTCTACCAAATAATTAAAATTTTCTTTACTCGGCATTGATTGATACTCTGTGAGCTTCTCACGAGCTTGTGACAAAACGTATTCTTGTAATAGATTCAATTGGTCGTCCATAAAAAACGCCTTGTCAGTGCCATCTGAGTTGTATAAACGACCTAATCGGTCAGTAGATATAAATTCATTATCATCACGACTTTTAAAGTAGATTTGGTTTACATCGACTTTCCCCTGCTCTAGTGCATACTCAATGAACACTCTTAATTTTTCATCAGTAAACATTTCAGGTTTCAATCTGAATTTACTTAGTAACTCTGGGTTACGCATGAGGTTAGATATAATAGATTCTTCGGTACTCAACACATCAATACTCATCATCTAACCCCCAATCTTCTTTCATCTTTTGCCATCGTTCCCTTAATTGTTGCCTTTTCTCTCTAAACTCTTTATCGTGCTGCATTCTGTATTTATCAGTCTGTTCTTCTGGTATCACTGTGCTTTCCATTTCTGGTGGTTTGCGATCAATAATTTGTGCAATCGTAGGTTTGTAACGACTTTCTCTAACATATTTCTTTGTTTTGTGTAGTGTTCTGTCGAAATCTCCATATTGTGTGAGTTGTTCTACCCAAAGGTTGTACTTAATTTTATTGAATTTCATATCGTAGACATTATTTATTAACTCTAATATTTCAATTGCCTCTAGTTCAGTCATTGACATAATGTCTAACCTCCTAATAGTTCCTGTTTCTTCTTAGCTAGGTAATCATCTTCCTTATTGTTTCTAGGTTTAATTTTAGATATTGCTTTCTCTTTAGTATTGACACCGTCTTTATTCCAGTTTTCTAATACTTTGATAAGGTAGTTAACACCTTTGTTATTTTCTTTACAGTAATCAGTAGCTACAGTAACGATCTCTAGTTTGTTATCTTTAAAATCCTTTATAGCTTCTTCTAGTTGTTGTGCTTTTAATGGACTTTGTATGATTTCTAAGTTATTACTAATATATTTAAATACATGTGATACGTCGTCTCTGTCTCTCTCTGAATAAGTCTCTGTGTAGTCTCTGGTATTGGTCGTATCATTTTGATACACTCCATCGTTTCTTTTTGATACGCTCGTCGTATCATTTTGATACGATGGTCGTTTCATACCTTCTAACTTTTCATAATTGATGCTGTACCACTTCGTTTTATCGAATTTAGCTTTGTTATAGTTGCCCACATACAATAGGTTTTGTTTTTCTAAACTATATACAGCACGCTTGATTGTCATTACAGACCAAAAAGGAAAGTGTTTTTGCCATTCAGGGAATGAATTGTATATCCAGTGTCTACCATCGTAGTTATGATTACTTTTCTTCAACCAGTAGTGCATTTGCTGTAATACAATTGATTCGTTAAGTCCTATCTCAGTTGCTAACGTAGGAAGTACAAGTATTGGATAATCGTCAATTAGTAGATTGCTCACGTTTTACCACTTCCATTCAGTAACTCTGTTACAGTAATATTCATGTCATCAGCTATTACCTTTAACCTTTTGTTATTAGGTTTTTGTTTGTTATTCTCCCAATTAGAAACAACACCACTTTTCGCATTAAACCTTTGTCCGAACTCTTCCATAGTTTCTCCTAAATTCTTACGGTGTTCTTTTATTCTTTGTCCTAATGTCATTCCTATCACTCCCCGTACAATAGATATCCTTCGCTATATTTTAGATGTTTAGCTATTTTAGGGATTGTTTCTTTTTTAGGTAAATGCATACCAGACTCCCATTTTTGAACTGTTGATTTTGTTGTATCAGTTTTAATAGCTAATTCTTTTTGTGTCATTCCTAATCGTGTTCTGCGTTCATTTATACGTTCTCCTACATCAAATCTATCTATCATTTTTTACTCCTCTCAACATTTTGTTTAAGCGCTCATCTACTGAAAGCCACGAATTTTCAAGGTGATGTAATTCATCAAAGGTTTCTACACCCATATCATGCTGCGATTGATGGTGTTCTCTACATAGACACAGCACTTCAAAACCGTAATGATCCATTTTCTTACGATTAGCGCCTCTACCAATTGCTTTATGATGTGCCAGTTCTCCACGTTTACCACAGATAACACAGTTACGATTGACTGTTGACCAATATAGAAATGCTTTATCATTTTTGAGTAAGTCACTCGTCTTATAATTAAGTGGTATATCGTTGTGAAACACCCAGTCGAGAATAACTTCTATAATTTGTTTAGCTTGTTCTCTTGTGCAGTCGCTCAACGATAGGCGCTTCTCGTAGCCGTAGAGGACTTCTACGTAATCCATGAACAAATACCTCATATAGTCGCGTGGTTGTCCTGTGTAAGCTTCTATGTCGTTACAGAGAGCAAATACTTTTCTACGCTGCTTATCTGTAATCTTGAATGGATCTACAACTCTTACATCTGCTTCTACTTCGTAACCGTTGTCTAAAAGCAATGATGTTTTGTTATCTAGTTCTACTCCTTTGATGACTACAGTAGTTGTACCGTCATCTTCTGTAATGTAGTTTTTAATTACTACCATCTAATCAGTCCAATCAGAACGGTAATTCTGAATTTTCTATATCTGTGCCGTTAGCAAAAGGATTATTGCCTGCTGGTGCTTGTTCTCTTTGTTGTTGAGGTTGGTTGTTTTGTTGGTTACTACCTTTGTTATCCAAGAATTGAACGCTATCGGCTACAACTTCTGTTACAAATACTCGACGACCTTCGTTGTTTTCATAGTTACGTGATTGAACGCGTCCATCTACACCTGCTAATGAGCCTTTAGAAAGGTATTTGCTAACGTTTTCTGCTTGTTGTCTAAAAACAACGACATTGATAAAGTCTGCTTCACGTTCACCATTTTTGTTTTTAAAGGTTCTGTTTACTGCTAACGTGAAAGTAGCTGTACTTACTCCACTTTGTGTTTGTCTGTACTCTGGATCTTTTGTTAATCTACCTACTAAAATTACTCTGTTTATCATTCTTTAATTCCTCCTAACCATGTATTAATAAGGTTTCTAGTTTTTTCGATATCTTGTTTATTTAATGTATCTACATTCATGTTTTTAAGTTTTTTAATTTGGCCTTCGAACTGACTGCCCTTATCACTTTGTTCTGCAATCTTAATGAATTCTTTTGCTTCTTTATCGAGTAATTCTTTTAATTCATCACTTACATCAGGTGCTTCTTCACCTAAATATAAGTAGTTACCTAGTCCGAACTTAGCTGCGCATTTAACCATGCATCGTTTAGTTGCCTTGTTTATGTCGAATATTGCAGTAGAACTACCAACTGTTACTGGTTTGTTTCTGTAATCTAAAACTGGCAACCATTCACGTTTAGTTACTCCGAATACTGTTAGTTCGACACATACCATGTAACCTTCATTTGTTTTGAGATAAGGAACGAAAAAGTTCTCGTTGGTACTATCTGGATAGGGAAACTCAATTACTCTTTCTGAATAGTTCGGATCTTCCTTAGTTAATTCTTGTTGAACGTAGGCCCACGATAAGTAATTTAAGTTTTGTTTCTTCTCAACATGAGCACTAACATCTCTACTGTTCAATTCTCTGAATTTATCGGCGAAGTTAGGTTTTTCACTCATCAGCTTTGACCTCCTCCAAGTCTTTCATTTTCACTGTTTTACGTGTTTCTTGTATTTTGTAAGTTGTTATTTCGATATCATGTTTATCCCAGTTAATATCAATATCATCTAGTCCGCTAATGACTGCAGCTCTACTACGCATAGCGTTGTAATTTGCATATTCTGGTGAAGCTGGCTTGTTAGTAAGCCACCAACCATGATGTTCATCTTGTATGCGATACTCGACTTTGGTTGTTTCTTTCATCAATCAAACACTCCCCTGCAATGACTTCTTTTGCTAATTCAAATTTTCTTTGTAATTCTTCATCTGTATGAATTTCGTAGAACTTTAGAGAATTACAGTTATTTTCGTATTTTTGAGAGTAGTGCCAAATGGAAATGGCAACTTTCCCGTCATCATTTTTTTTAAAATTTGCTTCCACTTCTTCATCACTATGCAAAATTAATTTATTTAAATCATTGGCTATTCTTAAAAGTTTATGTTTCAATTTGACTACCTCCGTATATTTTGATTAAATTAAGTTGTATATTTTGATTAGATTCTGACTGTTACTTGTTGGCGCAAGTTTCAGTCTTTTTTGTTATCTCAAGCCACTTTTCCCAGAAGAATGTGCTAAAGATTAGCGTTAACATCGCAAATCCTAATACTGTTGTAAAACCACCTCCTAAAAGTAATGTGATGATCATTGCGATAAACATATTCATGTAACTTAGTAAGTACTTCATTTATCATCCTCTTCTTTCATTTTTAAAAGTTTTTCGATATATCCTCTCTCTAATGCGAAATCAAATAACATTTGTTGGATGTGTTCAGGCATTACAATCACTCCTCCTCTTCATCGAATTCGATAATTGGTTTAGGCGCTATGCCTATCTCTATATCGATTGCGTCATAATTTAAATCTTCGATAGCTTCTTCAATTTCATTTACTGCACTTTTAATTTTTGATGCTTCAGGTACTCCGTATTGAATTTTTAAACTTTTCATTTTATTCGCTCCTTTAATTTGTTTCTAGTTCTGTTAAAAATTTATTGATAAAGTATTGTTGGCCTTTACCTGTTACTTTAGGTGTACGTGTAATTTTGCTAGATCCATCAGGATTGTTAATTACACGTTTCTTTATATCTAATATTTCTAAATCCATACTTTTTTGAGTTGGTAAGTTATAGCTTTCTCCACTCTTTTTAATTAAGTAACCGTTGTTTCTTAACCATTTGAATAATCTGTTTTGCCCAACATCAATACCGTTTTGTTTAAGTAATTTTGCTAATTCTCCTACGAGTATTGAATTATCGCTACCAGCAACCGAATCTGCGAATAGCACTTTAGGTTTGTTTTCCTTAACTTGTTGCTTAAGTGCTAAATTGTGTTCTTTTTCTTTCTTATATTCTGTAAGTACGTTGATAATGTAATCTGGATTATTTAATGTGTTTTCGATTACGTTGTCTGTTGCGTACAGTCCATGTTTACGAATAGCTGGTAAAACTTCTGACGTCACCCAACGTTTGAAACGTTTAGCACTTTCTAACTTGCTTGAAAAGATTAAGCTATAAAGTCCACTTTCGTTGATGATGATCATTTTTTGAGTACCACCAAGGGGGCCTCGAATTGGGGCGTCCTTTTTATCTTCAAAATCAACATGCTTAGCAATAGCGTTTCGAGCTTTTGAATATCCTAAAATATCCGCCACATCTTTTCCTACAAAATACGGTTCTTCATCTACTGTTAATGTTCTTACTGGTAATTCTTCAAAGTTGAACGTTTGTAATTCATTCACTTTTAATTCCTCCTTAATTTGTTTTTCGTTCTTTTTCGGGAACGTCTTGAGTAAAAAAAATATCCAAATTATTTGTTTCATAACCTAATATTTTAGCCATTTTAATAAACTCATTTGCTCCAATATCTACAATACCATTTTCCCTTTTAGCATATGGAGTTCTTGTTTTCCACCCCATCTTGTGTGCCATCTCATCTTGCGTTATTCCACAAGCTATTCTTTCTGCTCTCAATCTTTTTAAGTTAAGTACCATGTTGTCACCTCCGTTCGTTCTCTTTTGAGAACTGTATATAACTTAACATGTATTGTTCCCGTTAGTCAACACATTTTACTTTAAAAAATTCAAAAAAAGTTTTTCTACCTATATATTGTATTCATTTGGGAACGGTGTTATAATTATATTGTTCGCTAGTAAGAACAAATTAACTATTCAGGAGATACTAAAAATGAGAACAAATGATGAAATAATCACAATAATTAAAACAACATTAAAAGAACAAAACATGTCACTTAGTGAATTAGCTCGTCGTGTAGGAATGGCCAAATCTGCTGTATCACGTTACTTGAATTTAACAAGAGAATTTCCGTTAAACCGTGCGGAAGATTTTGCGAACGCACTCCATATTAGTACAGAGTATTTACTTGGATTTAATGGAAGTGAACAAACAAGACAACAAGACACTATGGCTGCTCATTTTGACAAAGAGGGTCTAACAGAAGAAGAAATCGAAGAAGTCAATAAGTTTATTGAGTGGGTTAAGAATAGAGACAAATAAAGGGTGTTTTTATGGGGTTATATGAAGAAATTTGTATAGATAATGATATGGTAGAAATTAAAGAAACTAACAAACTACCATCTTTCCAATCGGGATTTTATATGAACGGAACTGTTTATATAAAAAGTGACTTGTCCGAAAAAGAAAAAATAAAAGTTCTCTACGAAGAACTGGCACACCATAAACTTACATATGGGAATATTTTAGACCAGTCCAAATGGATTAATCGTAAGTTCGAAAACTATGCAAGACGTCATGGATACGAGGCGGCGTTGCCCATACGTATTATCGTAGAAGCACATCATTACGGTGTAAGTAACTTATACGAACTAGCGCAGTATGTTCAATTAAGCGAAGAACACGTATTAGAAATATTGAAACATTACAAAAATAAATATGGTATTGGAACTCACTACGGAGAATACTTAATTACATTTGATCCGTTGAGAGTTTTTAAATATAAAGAAATATAAACAAAGGAGAAATGTAGAATGAAAAAGGTTTTATTTATTTTATTATCTTGTTTCTTAGTTTTAGGCGCATGTAGTAACAATGATAGCAATTCGAAAAAAACGACTTCCGTTGATGAAAACAAAGTGCAATTCACTAACGATACTTTAGTCCTGGATCAAGCTGTATTAAAAATAAAAGATACATTTTTAGTTAATGATAAGGATTCGGATAATGGTAAGAAACTATTAGCTTTTAAATACGAAGTTAAAAGCAAAGACGGGAACGAACAAATCACACCAATGAATGTTTGGATAGCGTCGATGGAGACTACACAAGATAGCGAAAATACTGAAAGTAAACTTGAAGTTGGTCCAACGCCTAATACTGGTAAATTCGAAGAATGGGACAAACACAACAATGATGTAATTAAGAAAGGTAAAACTGCTAAAGGTATTATTACTTATGAATTAGAAAATGATAAGCAAGTGACACTTAAAGCTACTAAAGGCACAGAGGGTAAAAAACTGGGTATCAAGAAAATAGATATTAGCAAACTAAAGTCCGTAGATTATTCTGCGGCAGATGATATTATAAACGATTCTGCTAGTAGTTCAAAAGAAGATAGTAAAGATGTTGCGAATAACGAATCAGAAAATACATTTAAAAGCGATAATCCAAAACCACAAGATAATAACGGAAATAATGAAAATCCTCAAATGAAACAAGCACAATCATCAACAAATCAATCTTACGAGAGAAAACAACAAGTAAGTCAATCTCAGACAAACACTAACCAAAGCAATAAACAACAAGATAATGGATATATGACACCTTCACAAATAGATGAATGGAACAAAACAAAACCAACTACTCACGATGAATCACAAATGGAACAAGTACCACAAGACCATTCTGGTGGCCACCCCTCAATTTTCGGAACAGATACGCCACCAAAAAATAATTAAATAAATTTATATGGGTAGCATGTCTACCCTTATTATTTTTTTACTTTTTTAGGGAGGTGATGAATTATGAACGTAGCTATTTACGTTCGTGTCAGGTCAGTACATTAGAACAAAAAGAGCACGGTTATTCTATTGAAGAACAAGAAAGGAAGCTTAAATCATTTTGTGAAATAAATGACTGGAGTGTATCAGACGTATTTATTGACGCTGGTTTCTCTGGTGCTAAACGTGAACGACCAGAATTACAACGTATGATGAATGATATTAAACGGTTTGATTTAGTTTTAGTGTATAAGTTAGATAGGCTTACACGTAATGTACGTGATCTACTTGATTTATTAGAGGTATTCGAACAGAATAACGTAGCATTCAGAAGTGCTACTGAAGTTTATGATACATCTACAGCTATGGGTAGACTATTTGTTACATTAGTTGGTGCTATGGCAGAGTGGGAAAGAGAAACCATTAGAGAGCGTGTTATGATGGGTAAACGCGCAGCGATTAAACAAGGCATGATACTCACACCACCACCCTTTTATTATGATCGTGTAGATAACACTTACATTCCTAATGATTATAAAAAAGTAGTTTTATGGGCATACGACGAAGTGATGAAAGGTAATAGTTCAAAAGCTATAGCTAGAAAATTAAACGATTCAGATATACCACCTCCTAATGGTAAAAAGTGGGAAGATAGAACTATAACAAGAGCACTAAGGAGTCCTATAACAAGAGGTCATTATACTTGGGGAGATGTATTTATAGAAAACTCTCACGAGCCTATTATTACCGAAGAAATGTATCAACAAATAAAAGAAAGGCTAGAAGAACGAATCAATACAAAAATAGTCAGTCACGTATCAGTGTTCAGAGGTAAATTTATTTGTCCGAGATGTGGTGGCACATTAACACTGAATACAGTGACAAGAAAGAGAAAGAAAGGTTATGTTACCTATAAAACGTATTATTGCAACACATGTAAAGCTAAAAAACAAAGTTTCGGTTTTTCAGAGAATGAAGCATTGAGAGTGTTTCGTGATTATCTATCTAAACTAGACTTAGAAAAATACGAAGTAAAGACAAAACAAAAAGATGATGTTGTTACTATTGATATAGACAAAATTATGGAACAACGTAAAAGGTATCATAAATTATATGCTAAAGGGTTAATGAAAGAAGAAGAATTATTTGGATTAATCAAAGAAACAGACGAAACAATCGCAGAATATGAAAAACAAAAAGAATTAGTACCTAGAAAATCACTAGATATAGATAAGATAAAAAAATTTAAAAATGCATTATTGGAATCATGGGAAATATTCTCATTGGAAGATAAAGCAGATTTCATTAAGATGGCTATTAAGTCTATCGACATAGATTATGTAAAACTTAAAAACAGGCATTCTATTAAAATAAACGATATAGAATTTTATTAACATATGTACGGAAGTATAGACACCTGATTAATATTTAATGTGTATACTTCCGTAAAAATAACCACGCTCATAAAGAACGTGGTTTAGAATATAGTATTAGTTTGAAATTAGGAACAAAGATTATTATACAATAAAAAAGAGGGTAGCCATAGCGACTACCCTTGTATAATGACGTGGTAATTTAATTATATCACACTAAGATTTTTCGATGTAATCACTATAATATGCCCACCGATATTTTTCGCCTGTTTTAGGGTTACGCCCTGCATATTTCCTTTTCCCTCTGCAAACCATGACAATGTTATTTTCTTGTTTTAAATCAACTTCATCTATAGCCTCTTTAATACTTCCAAAGATTTTATTATCGTTTAATCTAACAACTTTTCTAGTATTGTTTTTAGCTCCACCCCTCGGATTATATTCACCTAATTTTTTAAGAATAGACACTATTTTCTTTCTATATAATCCTGTTTCCCTGCTAATTTCCAAAAAAGATATTCCTTTTTTGTGTTGATCAATTAAGTACTTAACATCAACATTTAATATACGCGTCATTACGGCGTTTTTCAAACTGTTTTTGTCGTAAACATTTAATATATCGCTTAATTTTGAGTTTTTTATTTCTTCTAAAATATAATCCATATCAGATTTACTGCAGTTTATAGCTACATAGTCTATTTCATTCTTTAAGCAATATTCTTCTTTAATTTTGTCTGAAAACAACATTCTATCGTCATACCACTTAGAGTTTTTTCTAACATCATAATGCTGTTCACCATGCATTTCTATACATATATTTTCTTTTGGTAAATAGAAATCAAAAGGCAACACATCTTTATAAACGCAATTGTCAAATCTCATTTGTGAAATATAAAAAATGTTGTTATCCTTTAATAATTGTTCCATTAACCTTTCTGAATAAGATCTGTTATCAGCACACACTTTACATTTAAAACCTCTTCTTTTGATTTCTCCAGGGCTTTTTACTAGTTGTGTTTTACAATTAGGACATACCCACAATATTTTTTGAGTGCTAGAACTACCTAGTTTTTTAGCCTGTTCTTTATCTTTAACAAATCTTCTGAGATAATCGTTTTCGTAAATCGTTTCTTTTATTGGCATAATTCCACCCCGCTAATTAATACACCTAATTATACCATTTTTTATGTAAAAAAGCGGGTTTCCCCGCTTAATATAGTTACTTCCACTTTATCTTTCCGTATAATTTCTTCTCTTTTTTTATACGCTCTTGTTTGTCAGTGATTTCACCCAAAGCGCAATAAAAATAACCGGAACTAGGGTTAGTTGGGTATTTAAATTTACCCCACCATAATTTTTTCTTAGTGTCTTTGTATAATTGAACAATATCTACCCAATCGTTTTTTCCGTACAACCAAGAACCTTTTTCTACAATTTCGCCGTTTGGTTTTTTTCTTACTTTAATTGTTGTGTTCGGATAAAATCTACCTTTCCAATCCCATGTTTTTTTTACACTTTTAACTTTACCTGCACTTGTTCCTCCAATTGGCTTGCCATTAATAGCGCTTGCTATCGACTTTGTGAAAGGTTTTATATTTTCATTAATATACTTCATATCTTTATATGAAGTAATGAACCCCAATTCAACAAGTCTATAATCTATACCAATATCATTAGCAACGTTACAGTTTAATAAGTCGTTACGTTGAGTTATTCCTCTTATAGCACCGACGCTTTGCTTTAATGCTTCTTGGATGTTTTTATCCGTTATATTAGCAGGATAACCAGCAGGTATTATAGTATGTCCACCTGTAGCCTTAGGACCTGCACTATCTAAATGAAATTCAATAACGGTATCGTACCCTTGAGATTTTACCCAATATAAGCCATAATCTCTGTGATTACCTACTCTCACTCCGTAAGCTGTATCTTGATACATATCTTGTTTTTTTCCATATATACCAACAGTATGGCCTGCGTCTTTCAAATATTTTGATACATTATCAACAATGTTTTTTCTTATAAAATCACGTTCGTTATAACCATTACCAATAGCACCAGGATCATTATACCCATGACCAGCAACGATCATCACTTTTCTTTTTTTAACTTTTTTTACAGGTTTAGGTTTAGTTGTTTTTGCTTTAATTTTACTTACTTTTGTTTCTTTAGAATACAGAGGTTCTACAAAATACATATCAGGGTGATATTCGTGGTATATTGTTTGAGCAACCTCTGGCGGATTATTTCTTGCCCCGCCATACCAATTTTGATCCAAACTATAGAAATAATTTTGAGTAGCACTTTCTATAATAGCAACATGACCACATCCGTTACCATATTCGTAAGGAAAAACAACTAAAGTACCTTTTTTAGGAATATAAGAGTTATAATTTTTTACAACATTCGCGTATCCGTTAAAATCATTAACAAAAGGTATATCTTTAGCGTACATACCACTTAAAGTATGACCTGTTACGTAGTACCAATATTGATTGGCTAAATCAAAACATTGTGCGCCATAAACACCGTCGAAATCCCACCAATAACCTTTTAACCTGTCTAAATAAGCATGCGCTTGACTTCTAGTTTTATTTGTCATAAATCATTACCTCCAATTGGTGCTTTACCATTTGTGTTTTCTGTACCTGCTTTAACTTCATGCAATTTTTGTTGTCCTTTTTGTGCTGCGTGAGAGAAATTATTATTTTTCCACCAAGTCCATAAAGACACTGCACCAGTGATAATAGAGCTGATAGTCACTTCATCTACTGGAATAGGCGAAATGTTTTTAGTAGCTAAAAATTGGTTAACCCAAGCTAAAATAAATACGATTGTTCTTACAATTGAACCTACATCTGTTCTCATACATATATCTCCTTTTAGTTAAATTAAAAAGCCAACGCAAAGCGTCGGCTATCAAATTATTCTATACATTCACTTTTTCTGGATTATATTCAACACCCGTTAATTCTAAATATTCTTCGGGAGTTACAAATCCTCTTTTAACAAATAGCGCAAATTGTTCATTTGTATAATAACCCATTTTGTAATATTTAACTCCGATATCATGCATTAGCATTTCCTCCTAACAATTGCATAGTTAAATCAGATATATCTTTTCTTACATCGTTTAATTCTTCTTGTGTTCTGATTAATTCAAGAGATAATTCTGCTATAATTTGATCTTTATGAATTTCTGTGTCTTGCTTAGGTGTTTCGACTTCTACTTGTTGTCTTTTCCATTCTTCATAAGGTGTTCCAATCCATTCAATACCGTTAAAATAGATAGGTTCATACAAACCATTAGGTGGTTGAATCTCTGTGTATTGTTCTGTATCGAATATGCCTGTTTTGATTAACTTCGGTGCTCCATCTGATTTATTAAATATTTGTTTATACATTATTTTCCTCCTTAAATATACCAAGTATCTGAAAATTGAACTATATCATCAGTAGACATTGATGTACTTGCATAATATTTCAAACTCCCATCGTTTGTTGGAAATATTAATACATTCTTACTTAAAGTAGAAACTCTTACTGAGAAAACAGGTATATTATTACCTATTATCTCCATTGGTAGTTTACTTAAAGTACCATTAACCCCACTAACATTTGTAATTGCTCCCCTTACGGTTACACTTTTTATTGTACCTATGGTTACAATTCTATAACTAGTTACTTGACCAAAACTGAAATTAGGTTGTGTTGAATTCTGTATATTATTTAAAAGTGTAAGTGGTATCCACCCTGTATCAGAGATATTTACATCACCTTTAGGTCCTTTCAATGCGTCTAATTGTGATTGTGTAAAGTCAGTATATTTAAATGGGTCACCTTTTGGACCTTTTAAATTATTTAATTGCTCTGTTGTAAAATCTTTATATTCAAAAGGTTTTCCTTTTTCTCCAGTATCTCCTTTAGGTCCTTGCAAACCTTGAGGTCCAACATCTCCTTTTTCGCCCGGTATACCTTGCGCTCCTTGTGGTCCTACTTCTCCTTGTAACCCTTGCGGCCCTTGTTCGCCTTGAGGCCCTTCGTCGCCTTTGGGACCTTTGAATTCTTCGTTGTGTGAAGAAAGGTAGTATTGTAAATCTCCAGTTAATTTATCTTTGAATTCGGTATCTAGTAATTCTGTTAAATCTTCAGACATGATTTGTTTAACTGTATCTTTAACTAAATTTAGACTGATTTCTTTAGATACAACCTTTTCTACACCACTATCAACAATACCAAACGAGAAGTTAGCGACGTGAATGGAATGTTCGGGACTATCCATGAATAACTTACAGTTTACTTTTCCAATGTGTTTAATCACGTTAGATGGTATATCGTATTGGATCAAACCACTTTCAGGAATTAATACGGCGATTGTTTCATCGATGAATACAGAACCATCTTCCATAAATAAATCGAGTTTAGGTTTCATATCTGTTTTAGTTAAATCAACCGGACTGTCATTATAATTAATTCTAATTCTGATAAATGCAGTATTCTCATCTTCTGTATAGAAACGACTACCAATATCCCCTATATCAACATTTCTAGGGTTAATATGCGTTTCTACATCTGTCATTTTGATTATCATATACACACCTCTTTAAAATTATTAAAGGCTACCCACCGTCAGTGAGTAGCCTTTTATCTATATTTATCGCGAATGTAGTACAAACCTTTTAATCCTACTTTTTTGTATAAACTGTTTATTGTTGTTGCTTGGAAATTACACCACTCAATAGCAGTAGCGTACTGCATACGACCTGGATTTTTAGGGTTCCAACGCATTCGATATAAAGTATTCTTTCCTTGATTAAAGAATTGTTTTCTAACGAACTTAGCGCCACCTATAATACCGTTACGTGGACTCGTCCAGCCTTGACGTCTAGCGTATCCTATAGAAGCGTTAGGATCATTGTCGTATGCTGCAATACCAAAGTAATTGTATATACCATAACGTCCACTTGCGTAGTTACTACGGCCATATCCACTTTCTAAGAAAGCGTGAGCAATTAAGTATATTTCATTTACGTTGTATTTCTTACAACCGTCTGCGAAAGCTTTACCTTGTCCGGATAGAGTACCTTTACCTTTAAGTATCTTATTCAACTTACTTACTGATATACCTTGATACTTACCAAGATCTAACATTTGATACCTTTGTACTGAACTATTCCATATAGTGTTAGGGTTCATATACTTACTCGTTTGAGACCTAGATGCATTTCCCCAACCCCAACTATAAGATTTTTGAGGTTTACCGTATGCCATTTGAGCGTTCAGTGCTTGTTGGAAAGTATATTTACTTTTCTCTACAACTACACGAGGTTTATTCGAAGTTCTGTTTGTTGTTTTGCTTTTTTTGTCTGTCGGTTTGTCGTTCTGTTCAGGGTTATCGACCGAAGTTTTAGGTTTAATCTTTATGGTTGTCTTTGTAGTTGTTGTGGTAATCGTTTCTGTGAGTAATTTATCTCTTTTTAAATATAAACCTATTATTTTCTTTTCAACTTCTTTATATTTACTTTCATCAGGAATACCGTTTTTGATTAAGTCGTAATTAATTAAATCTTTCATAGAACGCCATATATTAGGGTCTGCTTTGATTGATGATTCAGATAGTTTTACCTTACTCCAACTTAGCAACCAAACGCCGTAGATTAACGCTCTGATTTGATTGAGCATGAATTGCCGTTTGCTTTCTGTTTGTCCTCCACAAACTTCCATAACAAGCCAACCTGGATGTTCTGGTGCTTCTTCTGAATCAGGTCTAGGCGTCCATACACGCTCTCGGTCTATATATACATGAGGATATTCATCTTCATTTACATATTTATTACGTTGTAAATATAATTCTTCAACAGAACGCATATGTGTACTCTCTTTGATATATATACCTTTTACTTTCCCTATCAACTTTTGACCTTCAACCATATAATGATAAATGTATTCTAAATCATCGTCTAAATCGTATGCGAATGATGTATAGGAAACTTTGGTAATTTCTTTAGTTATAGGTTTCGTTTGTTCTTTTGTGTTTTTAGGAGTGTTGTCATTAGAAGGTTTGGACGGTGTACTACTTGGTTTAGACGGTTTCTTAGTTTCCGGATGATAAGGTGGTCTGACGAACCCACTTATACCGTTATAACTATGTTTAATTTTAGCACCAGGTGAGCCTGTATAACTATTTGCACCAATCCAATTTTGATCCACACTAGTAAAGTAACTTTTGGTAGATGGACCTATGACAACAGCAGTATGCCCAACACCGTTATTAAAGGAACCCTTTCCCCATACAGCCATATCTCCAGGTTTCGGAACAAAGTTTCTAGTGTTCCTATAGAATTTGAAGCCTTTAGGGTATCTGTACCATGCCATAGCAATCGCATTTCCTGTTGTAAAAAAACCCCAATATCTTTTAAAAATATAGTTAGGTAAATCCCACAATTTTGTTACGATGACAATCGCTACTTGTCACCTTCTTCATATTTCTATGAATGTTCAGACTATATCATCAACCATTAAGGTTGCCCCCCGTTTCCACTCGCTTGAGTGTACGTCTTTCGACTAGTCGTTGCACGTTCCTATTTATAGGCTTCGCTCATGATTGCCTACAACATAACTTGTTTAGGGTTTCCATGAATTAGAGGAGTTTGCTATGATGATTGCTCATCAAAGGTGCTAGATTTAACACTGTGCTCCATAATAACCATCGACATCTAATCTTTTTCCAATTCTACTCTTTGCCCATGCTGCAACTTCCGAAGCAGTGGGTTTTCTTCTTTTAGGGCTAGGTAATCCCATATATCCACCTCATTTCTGGCATAATAAAAAGCCGACTAAAAAGCCGGCTTTGTTTCTTAATTATTTACATTTGCCAAACCAGAAACATTCCCAAAAACTTGCGCCTAAAAATAATCCGAACATGGTAACTCACCTCCTTTAAACACCAAAAAACATTCTTAATACTGCTACGATTAAAGAACCAGCTATAGTACCAACCAATCCTAAAACCCACATTTTAATGTCTTTGATATTTTTTTGATTTTCTTTTTTGTTTTGAGATTCTAATTCCCTCTCTCTGTTGATAGAGTCCAAAGTGAAATTCATTTTTTGATTAATTAAATTTTGATTGTGCTGTCCATCTTTTATCTGTTCCAAAGAGTTGAAGATTTTTTCGTCGTTATCTTCCAATCTTTTTATACGTCGTTCATAATCTCCTCTTTGGCTACTTTCTGTCATATAAACACCTACTTCACTTATAATAAAAACCACAAGCTATTTAACTTGTGGTTCGTAATCTTTACCTGTAGTTTCTTTAAATTGTTCCGGAGTAATCCAACCAACTCTAACAAACTTTTTGAAAGTTTCGTCAGTGTATAATTTTTTCTTATATAAATCTATTACTACTTTATCCATATTATGCTTCCCCCAATTTTTGATTTGCTTGTTCTTCAGTTATTAGTGCGATGTTCTGTTTCAAACTCATAACCTCTTCTTGTAAATCGACAACTAAGCTCGTTAATTTAGCTATAGCAATATCTTTGTCATCAACAGGAATTTCTACTTCAGGCAACATCTTTTCTAGCTCATCTCGAGTCTGTCCAACCCATTGTTTACCGTCATAATAACAAGGTAAGATGATGCCTTGAGGAGGTTTGTTCTCAGTCCATTTTTCATCAGGATAAACATATTCATCTTCTTCGTTTTTGTGAACAATAATTGCTTGTCCATTTTTCCATAAATAAACTACTTTCATTTCATCACTCCGTCCATTCATATTGACCGTAAATGTAATCTGTATCAGTCCAGGCTGATGGATCTACAGTAGCGTCAAAATTCACTGTTCCTGATGTATTCAACGAAATACGTCCGTTGTTTTTGTTTCTAGGTGCACTTATCGAGAAAAACATTAAGTTTTTGACGAATTCTTTAGGTAAAAGTGCAATAGTCTGTCCATGTTTGATAGTTGTAGCATTAATGCGTAACATTTTCTTAGTAATTCCATTTTGTGTGATTGTTCTGTACGCGCTAGTAAAACCACCATTAGTAACTAAGCCGTTATGTGGAGATGCGCTATTCACTAGTTGTAAATCAATCCAACCAGTATCTACAACATCTGAACCAACACGTTCCCAATCGCTCCAATTCTTATAAAATCTTTTTTGGTAGATTACAGTTGAATTATAAGGTTGGTATTGTATTAGAACAGCATCTCCATTTCTTTTGTACTTTGTTAACCAACCATTGTTATTAGTTCCGTTCGGATTATTTGAAGTTAGAACAACATATCTCGTACCTATTGGTAAAGACATTAATTGTTCGTTGTTATTAAAATCTATTTGTAGGTTAGCATCATAAAAATTAGTTCCATCATCATTAGTGAGTTTGTACTTTTGCCAATTAGCATCTGTAAACTTTTGTTCTACATCACTTGGAGTAGTGAAGCCATCATTTTTGAGTGTTTCGTTAAAAGAATTAACTTTTTCATCAATCGTCGCATTAGCTTGATTAACGTTGGAGTTAAAAGCGTCCATATTGCTATCATAAGTTTTTTTGAACGTATCAGAAGCTAAATCGTAATCCGTCTTGATGGCGTCACGTTTAGCGTCTATTTGTCTTAAAGCTTCTTCTCTCTCTAAGCCAATGCTTTGGTTAGACGACATTAATGCGTCTGTAATTGAAACAATAGCGTCTGCTTGAGCTTTGTTTATCTTAACTAGATAATCTTCAGCTGTTTGTCTTATAGTTTCAATCAACGTTTGTGTATCGCCTATATCCTGCTTAAGTTGTTGCACTTTCTTTTCTAATTCCGAACGCAACTCATCAAACATGCGAATGTAAGACACTTTGATGTCGCTTTCAATTTGATTTATAAGACTATCACGTACTGTGAATTTAAAGGTACCTAATACAACAGTGTCGTCTTTCCCTACGTTATTCACATCATTGAGTGATAAGTAAATTTCACCCAACACTTCAGAATCGACAACATTTTTCAGAAACCATTGAGGTACCGTAATACCTATTAATCCTTTCATTGGATCAATTAATTCTACGTCTAATACACCTGATGTACTAGGTCGTTTTTCTTCTGTTCCATTCGCAGCTTTAAAGAAAGCATAACCCTTAACATTCTTATCACTAATTAGCAAAGGTTTATTATCTTTTTGTACTACAAATTGAAATTTAGCAGTGTTTTTATCAAGATTATAAAAACCGATACCTCTATTAGATATCGGTTGTAAATATGGTTCTTCATTTAAATCAAGTTTACCTACTTTTTCTAATTCCATTATTTAGCACCCCACAATACTAAAGCTATTGCACAACCACGTTCTTCATTGTATTCAGAAGTTATCTTCATAACTCTACCTTTACCGTTCACATTATCTTTATAGCCTATACCTGCTCTACCGTTAATATAGTCGCCTGGTATAACGTCTTTTTCAATATTTGTATAGATTTGGCCTAATAATCCGACTACATTCCATTCAGGACGTTCTGAACGTGATTGATAATCGATTTTGTCGTCATATTCAGGATTTTCTACAGGTACATCACGCCATTCGAATGAAACATTTCCCTCATCGTCTACAAATTCAACTTGTTTTCTGTTTGTGATAGTTACACCATATTCGTTTTTAAGAAATCTATCTTTGTGGTGGAATGTTTTTTCATTAGCTACTAATGCAGCAGTGCCAGAAATAACACCAATAGGCTCGTCACTAGGTTGCGCTTTTCTTATCTTGTCTACGTCTAATGTAACAATAGTTCCTAAGTCAATTGCTAATCCGTTTTGCGACTCGAATAACTCTGCAATATCAGCACTATCTTGTTTAAGTTGACCGGCTAAAGTTAAGTTTCCTGAATAAGTGCTTAAATCAAATTTAATGTTAGATGTAGAAGCACTACCACTAGAACCATATCCAGCGACAACATGATAGTTGCCAGGTGACTTAACACGATTACTATTCATAATCAGTTGTGTATGGCCTGTTTTATCAGTTTCAGAATTAAGTGAATTGATAATACCACTACGTGAACCATAAGATTTGGAGTTAGCACCAGAGCCTAATACAAAGCTACGATTACTGTATGCTTTTGAACCACCTGTAGATGCAATCACTGCACTAGCGTTTGCTACACCAGCACTTCCTGTAGACGCTATACTAGCGCCACCTTTCCCTACTGTAGGTGGTGTGTCATACTTTTCTCCTGCTATCCATGCAGGTGTTGAATAATTATCAGCTGTGACACCGCTAATCATAGCGTGGTTATTTGTCAAACGTAATCCTATACCTGAACCATTGCCGTGTAAGTTACAATTAGTTATTTTAGTGTCGTATATTTTACTTCCAACACCGATACCGATATTGTTAGATGAATTCCAAATATTTATGTTATTTAGTGATACTCTAGACGGTCTATTATCTCCGCCGAATAATCTGATATCGACATCGGCATTTTTAAAGTTACGTACATTAATGTTATTAAGTAAAATATTTTCAGACATAAATTGAATAGCAATTGCAGGTTGCTTCGTATCTAGTTTTCCACCTTCTAATTTTCCGAAATCACTATCGCCTATAGCTGTAAAGTTATTTACAGAAACATTTTTATAAGCACTGATTAATAATGCTCTAGGTGTTGAACCTGGATACACACCATTGTATTTAGGGTTTAAAGCCAGACAATTATTTAACACTACATCATATGCTGTTAAACTTTTATTGTCTGTTTTAGCTCTATGGTGACCGATGTGTCGAATGTTGTACGCCCTTGTATCTTCAATTGAAATGTGCCCATTAACGAAAACGCCACTTGCTGCATTTGCGTTTGAGTGCGCTTTGATTTCTAAACCACCGAAGTTACCTTTAGTTCTATTATTCGATAAGAAAACAAATTGTGAACCATCGTCAATTTCTATACCGTTGTTATTACTTCCACCTGTTGGTGTATGTGCATAACAATTAGAAATTGTAATGTAACGAGAGTGATGGGTAGTAATACCGTCATCTCCGCAACCATATATCTCACAATTATCGATAAATATATGTTTACTTTCTAATGAATAAGGAACGCGATTACCATCGCCTTCGTAGTAATAATTGTCATTTGCATATGTTACATCGATACAATGTAACAAAGCGTCGTACGATTTGACGTTGTAGATATAACCATTAGTTACACCCGCAAATCTAATGTTAGATGAACGAGAGCCACCCGTAGCTTTAAGCGTTTTATTTTGTCTAAACTTATTCCCGTTGAACGAGAAGCTTTCTAATGAAATGTTTTCAGCTCCACCACTCATTTTTAAGTTAGTGATACCGATGTTCTCTGCAGGAGTTTCGTCCATAAACTTAATTATAGTGACATCTTTACCCTGTCCTACTAAACGTGAGTTGTTAGGCATTTTAATGCCAGTTGTGAGGTAAGTACCACCACTCATAGTTACCTGTACATTACCGTTACCTAATGCGTCTTGGAAAGCTTTAGTACTGTCCTTTTGTCCTGTTGGATCTCCTCCAAAATCATCGACATTAACAATACGTTGTATTTTCTTAGTTAAGTCAGCTCTTAGCTCTTCTCTAGCGTTACTTTCTCTTAAAAAGTCATGATATAGACGTTGGTGTAATGAATCGAAACTTTGAGCGTCCATTGATGTGTGACTAGCCTTTAATTCATTATTGCCATCACCGTTATGACCTAACACAAGATGTTCAATGAGTTCGTCTTGATAATTTTCGTGATTTGATAAGACAACATCTTCACCTTTTGTAGTTTTGTGTTTAATTTGATCAGTAGTGTGTGCGTTTTTTTGAGTGGTTAAATGCATGTTAAAGCTATCATCACTTTTATTAGTCCAGTATTTTATTTGTTCGAAGTTGTTTTCTAGTTGACTTACAAATTTTTGACTAAAGTACGAGTGAAGTTTCGTAATTAAATTATCTAATTTCAAATTTTTGACCTCCTTAGCCATAAAAACCATAAAAGTTTTTAATCAATTCATACATAATGACCTCATGACCTTTTTCATTAGGGTGTACCCCGTCAGGCATACTCGATTTTCTGTACGAAGGTATATTGGGTTTGAATTTTGTTGAATGATAAGCGTCATACACAGGTATATCTAGTTCGTTACAAGCGTCTATTTGAACATCTACATAATCAGCTAAAGTGTGACCTAAACCATTTTTAGTAGTGTCTTTTCTTATGGTTTTACCGTCTTTTATATAACACTGTTTAGTAGGTGTCATAACGATTATTTTAGATTTAGGGTTATTACTCTTTATTTTAGAGATAGCACTATAAAAGGCACCGTAAAACGTCTTAGTATCCGTTTTATCAGTGCCTATATCAATATCATTAGTCCAATCATCATCTGTACCTTGAACAATGATTAAATCAGCTTTAATTTTAGTTGCTTGATCATAAATACTATTCTCTTTGTTTGTGCTCATTGTCGCACCACTAACAGCTAAGTTAGTTGACTTAGCCTTAATCTTCTTAGCTAACATTTGCGTAAAGTTGGTTTTAGCACCAGTACCTTTAGCTACAGAATCTCCAATAGTACCTATTGTTTTAACTTTTCTAATCTTGGACTTAGGTGTAAAGTCGTGAACGATAGTACCATTTGCAGTTGTAACACTCTTTGCATGTGCACTTTCTAATTTTCTTTTTATATCATCGGTTTTCTTCTGCAAATCTTGTGCAGTCTTAGTATTTGCATTGTTTTGCGCTTGAATCATCCTTAAATCTTTAGCTGGATCAGATTTGTTAGATTTGATAGCTTTAACATAATTCGCAGCAGTATTTACTGCTTTCATGTATCTATCTTGTAATCTAAATTCCCCAAGTACTACGTCTTGTTTGATAATCTTGTTGTTAATATCTCGATGTGTAGTGATTTCGATAATTCTAACAAACTCGTTTAAACCTATTAAATCATCAATTACATTCACAATATCCCCAACTCTAGGTACTGCTTCTTTAAAATGTTTTTGCAAAGAAATGAAGTCTAGTGTTACAGATGTTTTTAAACTCTCTTGTATAACTAACTCCATAGCTTTTTTAAGTGTATCTCCCTTTGTTATGCGTCCATCTACAACAGGTGGCGCATGACGTTTGCCTATTAAGTCAGCTAAGGGGTGTGTATACTCATATTGCAAGCTAGCTTCGTTAAAAGTTTGTTGCCCATCAAAGCCACCATAACCTCTAATGTAGGTGTAACACTTAGAAGCGTCTTCTTGAACTTTTACATTATTTGCATTAACACCGGCTTTAATGTAATAGTTAGCTTTTCTTTGAACAATATCATATAAATGAAAAGTCTTTGTTTTAGCGTTATATTCATATTCTAAGTTATATCTTTCCAAACCTTTTTTGAATAATTCTAAGTTTGTATCGTGATTACCTAGATTTTCAAATTTAGAAGATGAAACCTTAGCGTGTAATTCGTACTTATAACCGGTATCTTTAAAAACTAAGTCAAAGTAGCTTTTTCCTGTGAAACTACCATTATATACTTCGTACACCCTTAAATTGTTTAGGTCATCTAATTCAACAGGACGTGCTTTGATTGTTAACTTTTCCTTTTGACCTACAGTTGTTTTGTCTAACATAACGATACGGTATTCGTTTAGGTCGTCAGCACCACCAACACCAGTGATCGTCCACATTTTAGTAATAGCCCCTATAGCGTCAAATGTAGCTTTGTTTTCTACCATTTCTATTTCTAAAGAGCCATCTTCATTTAATTTCTCGTTTAATTTTGTTTCTACAGGTAGGGATTGCCCAATGCCCTGTAATGTTTTTAATAATATTGGCAATTAAGCAACCTCCTTACAAGTAATATCTTTTATGCTTAAACGTGATTTTTTGAAGTTTCTTAGTTGTATGGAAAGTGTTCCAACCAGGCATTAACACAGGTTGTTGCTTCGTCTTGTTGTAATCATCAATGCGTAAGTTATTACGATATACATGAATGCCGTCAAATTTGATAACATCACCGGCTTTCAACTCTAAACCACTTATTTTCATAATGTCGCTATGTGTCATATAGAAGTTAAAACCGTCGCTATCTTTTTTGCTAATGTTTTCTCCTAGAACCATTTCTACCACACTGTCTTGGTTAAATTGGTTTATTTCAGCTGTGCCGCCATAGTAAACTTCGCCTACTTTAGTGTCGTAGAATGTGTATCTACGCTCTTTATGAGATGTGTTGAACGGGTTTTTGTCAGGAATACCCCATTTATTCAAATTACCACTCTCTTTTTCTAAATCTGTACTATAGCCAATGCTCTCAAAGTATGGTAATTCAATCGTTTCGAAGTCTAGTGTGAATTCACCTGACGTTTTGGTAGTGTCGAATGATACTTCATTAACTAAACCGACGAATATTTGTCTACCATCAACATATTCCAATTCGAAAGATTGGTTTTTAGGTTCGAATATATTTTCAAATTTAATTTCACTTTCAGACGCTGCTAATTCCCTAAGATAAAAATGACCTCTTAACATATCTTGTATGTTCGCTTTTAAATGAGAAGCATAAGCTATCTTTTCTACATCGAACCTTACAGTCATAGATATGCTTTTCTTTTCTTCTTTAGTAGCATTGTGAAATCTACCGTTAACACGATCAATTTCATCAAACTTACGTTCATACCCTGCTCCTTTAACATCGTAAGAAACAACTCTCAACGCAGTACCAGTAAAGCGATTGTCACTAATACGTAAACGTTCTTTATTTTTGTAAACTTCAACATCATGTAATATCAATTAACAATCACTCCTTTAAAATAATCCGAAACTTGCGTCTTTTGAGTTGGAATCTTCAATGTAAGATTTAATAGCCGGTATATCTGACTCATTGCGAACAGTCACGTTAACGATAGGCTTGTTGTTCTCTTGCATACTATGACGTACATCTTTGCTCATATGAGCATTAACATCACTATCTAATCCACCTGTTAAGTCTGATGTTAGATCAGTGTTTAAATCGGGGCTAAATGCGTTAGTTACATCTTTTGCCAAACGACGACTGGCATTAATAGCACTATTGCTTTGTTCCATAATACCAATACCTAAACCTTGAGAAATGTATCCACCTATACCTCTGAATACACGTGAAGGTGAATGAATACCTAGTACGTTTTTAGCTGCACTAACAGCTTTTTTAGCAATATTTGCAGCAGCATTTATGACTCTACTTGCACCGTTTGCAATACCTCGTGCAATACCTGAAGCAATGTGCAATCCTGCAGATACCATTTGTCCGAAGAAACTTCTGACTTTGGAAACAGCTCTACTCATACCAGAAGCCACTTGAGCTACAACTCTTACAAAACCACTAACTACGCCTTGAACAAATCTGACCATCGCAGAAATGATACTTGAAACCCATTGTGCACCACCAGAAATGATACGACTTAGTGCTTGCATCATTTTTTGAGCAACAGTTGAAACTACACGTGAAAACCAACTTGCTACAGTATTCCATATTCTAGTAACTGCACCCGAAATCACAGACCAAATTTGGTTCCAACTTGTAATATTAGTGCCGAGTATTCTATTTAAAATATTGAATATGAAGTTAGAAATTTGGCTCCAGATTGACAATATGGTATTCCAAATAGTATTCATAACGTTTTGTGTCATAGTTTGTAATGTCAGCCACGCTCCAGGTATATCGCCTGACAGTAGTTGTATCCACGCTGTAGCTAATCCAATGAATAATTGTGACGCAGCTTGTAGAATTCCACCTATCGCAGTGAATACTACTGAAACGATAGTCCATAGATATTGGAAAGCCATTACTACACCGTTAATAAGACTGATGAATAAGAAACCAAAAACTTGGTTTGCAACTTGTCCTAACATTTGTAAGATAGGAATAATAGGTTGTAATGTTTGTTGTATAGACGCTCTGAACTGATTAAACCAGTTAATCACTGATTTTACAGCGTTCATTATCGTATCTTTAATCGTGTTCCAAGCTTCAATGCAAGTTTTTCTGAAATTCTCGTTTGTTTTCCATAACCAAACAATAATACCTATTAAAGCGACAATAACGCCTATAATAGCTAATACAGGCCATGAAATCGCACCTATAGCTACACCTAATGCTTGGAAAGCACCACTTAACATAGGTAAGATACGCATAATTGTACTAATAGGGCTCATAAGGAGTCTGAAAGCTATTTTTACTAAATTTAATGCACTTCTAAGTATTTGAGTGTTTCTAGCAAAAGCTAACATTTTACCGATAGCTTGGATTAAACCTACACCAAACACATTAGATAACACTGTACTTACTGCGATGATTGGAGCTAATAAAGCCCATAACATACCACCGAGTATCATACCTATACCAACCATTCGTGCTATAGCCGGGTGTGTTTCGAACAACTTAGCGATGAAACCAGCTAACGCTGTTACTACTTTTAATATCACACTTGCTATTGGTGCCATAGCAGTACCAAAAGCAACCAACACTCTTACGATATTACCAATCAGATCCATAATAACCGGTCCATTTTCTTGTACATACTGAACAAACTTTTTAAAGCCCTCTGACTTACCAACTTGTTCAGACCATTCCCTAAATTTAGCAGTCATTTTAACTAACCAATCAAAGATATTAGAACTGTTTTGAGCAAATGCTTTCATCAAGTTGCCAATACCCATGAATACATTGCCAAATATTTGGCCTATTTTAGGTAAATTAGTCTGCGTGTATTCAATAAATGATTTAATAGCATTTTGACCTGCTACACTGTTAGCCCAGTTTTGGAACTTCTTACCTAAATTATCTAAACCTTTAGCAGTCCATAAGAATAATGGACCTAACTGTGTAAACACATTTATAAGTCCATCACCAAAACGTCCTGCAGCACTTAATAATGTGTTGAATGTCTTAACACCTGTAGTATTCATCATGTTAAAGAACTTACTCGCAGTTTGACTGTTTTGAGCCCATTTTAAGACGCTCTGTGACGCTTGTTCCATTCCTTTAGAGATACCTGCTAAGAATGGTTTCATACGTCCTAAAGCTACGTTAACAGTATCTAAAGCGTTAGATAACGTATTGAATATTTGAGCTTGATTTTGTTTGATAATGCCTTCCCATGTTGATTTAACTTGTTCTAAAGACGCTTGGTATCTTCTTGTTTGCGCAGTAGCTTGTAATGTTCCATCGTTCAACATTTTAATTGCACTTACTGCCATAGCACCAAATGCAAATGCACCACTTGCAGCAATACCAAATGCACCAGCTACACCTAAGGCACCACCAGCAACTACGCCTAATGCGTTAGCTACTGCCATGATGGCGGGTACTAAACCAGCTATAATAGGAATAAGACCTTGAAAACTAGCGATTAGCACACCTTTGATTTGTTGTCCAAACACAGTACCAAATGTACGAATACGAGTAGCTAATCTATCCATTTTGTCGCCGTATTCATCTAAAGACTGACTTAAAGCTCTAGTTAATACTTGAGCTCTTGTCATTCCCCTTGTATCAAAGTTAACTTTTACTGTTTTATCATGTAAGGTTGCCAACATAGCCTTAGCACCTAATACTGAACGTTTTAAGGGATTGTTATTCCCTTTGATGTCTACTTCTTTATCTCTTAACTGTTGTAGTTTTTCTCTAACTACTGCAATTGCTCGTTTGATAGGGTTGTTGTTACCGTCTATTTCAACGGTGTGTCCACGCCAACGTTGAGCCATTGCTTTAGCAGTATTTAAGGCTCGTTTAAATTTACTTATGTTGGCGTCGACTTGTGTTTCGATTTCATCGGGTATTTCAGTTTTTGCCATACGTTGAGCTTTTCTGATATTCCGTTGGAAATCTGTAATGATCGCCGATATACGAGCCATAAAGTTTTTATTCATGGCTAACCTCCTCTTTGACTAGTATTACGTAATGAATTCATAAAGCGTCGTGTACCTTGTTTCTGAACTGCTCTGTTTCGTTTGTTCTGTGCTAACTTACGTTCTTTCATACGTTCGTATTCTTCTGATTGTCCACGCACTTCATATCTTTCACGTTCTAACTTTTTTTGCAGTCCTTTTAACGACTTACCAGCTTGTGCAATACTATTAGCTTGAGCACCAAACAATAAATTTTCTTGTTCATCAAGTAACGCCAATCTGCGACCGATAACCCAGTCTTTCCATTCATTAGGCGTTAAACTCATTAATTCATCATAAGGGAGATAGCCTATGTATTGACTGGTTATCTGCCGTATTTCTGAATAATCTAGTACGGTAGCTCGCCCATGATTTCTTTGTAATTGTTCTTCATGAACTCGATACCGTTCTTCGTAGACTCTTTCTCTTCTTCTTTGACCATAGATGGTGCTGAGTTCATTTGTGTCCAGAATAGACGTGATTTCTGCTTGAAAAAACCACTATGATTTAATACTTGCAATGCACCTTGTAATAATTCGATAGAGTCTTGTTTTTCATCAATAATTTCCATTAGTGTTTGTTCGATATCTTCACGTTTAGGTGCATTTTTACCTAAATAAGCCGTTGCACATTCCCAAAAGTCTGCAATTGCAATTGGATCACGTTCTAAAATGCCATTATAAATAGCATTAAAACCAGACACTTTAGTTGTTTTACCATTTTCGTCTTGCTCATCTTTAGCAAATTTCTTAGCCGCTTTATCGAATAAAAAAGTCGCTTTAGCTTCGACTTCTTCTCCGTTGATTTCTAATTCAGTAATAGGATTGAATGTATTTTCAGTCATTTTTTTAACCTCTTTCTGTTATTTTGTACAAAAAAATAGAGGGCTTAATGCCCTCGTAAAACTTATGCACCAGCACTAGGTGTACGGTTTTCGTATGAGTCTGTATAAGCTCCCATATCTTCCCATTCAACTGTAGGAGCGGCAGCACTAGGATTGAGCCATTCTGGTGGTAATGAATCAACAGAACCGTCTGCACTGTTAAATTTAACTTTTGCAGTGATTTCGATTTTGTCATCCTCATCATCAAATGACCATTCGTGCTCTTCTACAATTACATAAGCGAAAGTACCGTGATGTTTACCGTCACGTTTCTTAACTTCCCAAATCCATAAACGTAACTGCTTGAAGTTTTTAACTGACTCTTTTAAAGCTTCTTGACCTTTGTCGCCAGGTACACGGTCAACAGTTAACTTGATTTCTTCTTCTACAGAGTTACGACCATAGTCTTTTTTGCCACCTGTAATCATTTCAGCTAAATCATTACTGATTGTGTGTCCACCTTCAGCTAAACTAGCTAACAGAATAGCATCTTCTTCTTTTAACTGACTTGCTAAATCTTTGTCAGCGATTTGTAACGCTGCAATGTATTTATTCTGCGCCATTCGTTACACTCCTTTGTAAAGTATTGTGTCTGTATTTAAAAACAAGCCGGATGATACCGTGTTTCGTGTACTGATCTATGTCAGTTATCACTTCTTGTGTATCAATCCGACTTTTAATGAATGAGTAATGTTCGATTTCAAATTCAGTATTAAGTACATGGCCTAAAAACTGAATGATTTGCGCTGCTTCATCACGATTTCTCGCTTGACTATACACGTGTAAGGTTACGCCTACATCTTCAAACATACTCGTTGTCGTTTCTTTATTAGTGACGTTTGTTTCACCCACAACGATATATGGGTAAACAGCGTCTTTTTGAACGCAATCAAAAACCCTACCGCCTAGTTGTTTACTGACGATAGGGTTGCTCTTTAATTTGTTATATATCTTGTTAAACAGATACCGTTCTACTGATACCCACATATCTTAACCACCTTATGAAAAATACTTATTGAAAAACGCTCTACCTTCATCAATTGCTGGTTCCCAAAAGGGTTGTGCATGTTGCCCTTTAGTTGTGTGCCAATGTCCGTCTGCGTCTTTGTAACGCCACGGGATATTCTTTGCACGACTACCACCTGGACCGACTGCGTATATCCCTGTACCGTAGTTGACGTACACTGCATACTCACTACCAATATTAATAACGCCTGTTAATCCACCCTTCTTAAAGTCCATAGAAACACTTTCTCTAAGATAACCGGTATCAACAGGCATGTTACTAACTATTGAATTGTGAATAATTGTTGTTGTCTTGGCTATACCTTTTTTAGCCCATCTAATCGTTTCTTTTTCGAACTCCTCAAGTTCCTTAACTAATTCCCAATTGCCATATTTAACCTTAGCCAATAGGACACTCTTTCAACCGAGTAAGATTGATTTCTTGTTGTCCGCCTTGGTCGACAGGTTCTCCTACTACTTCGTAAGTTTTACCGTTGTATTTGAATAAGTTTTTGTTAGTTATTGGCAGGCTGTACGGCGTATATAGGTTTCTGTCGTATGATTGGTTCATTTGATGAAACTTGAGTTGTTCAGATGAAGTGGGAGTATCCATAAAGCCTTGTATTGTTTTTTCGCTCTTAAAGCGCTCTTGTTCACGTGGATACTCTCCTACAACTTCTCTTGAACCTAATTCGATTGTATGAGGAAACTCATTTAATGGATTAAACATGATAACCAGTCCAACGTAAGCGTCTAAATGGTTTAAGGTACCCGTATGTTTCTTTAGGTAGATCAGTAACGAATGTGTAGCTTACAGTTCCCATAGTACGTGAAGAAATATTGCTAGTCGTACCTTGTTTGATACAGTTAGCAATGAATTTCTCTACGTTACTAGGTAATGACTGTCTATCGAATGTTTGATTGCAATATTCTTCTGCTACATTCAGATACTTTTCAATAAGTAATTCGATTGTTTCGTCATTTGAAGTATCATCGAGTGAGAGATTGTTTAATAATTTAACGTCTTGTGCGTTCATTACTCAACACTTCCTAATGCTTCAATGAGTTCATCTTTTTTCATACTAGAAAAGCCCTCTATTTCACGTTCTTTAGCGAGTTCTCTTAATTCTGATACTTTCATACCTTTTAAGTCTTTATCACTCTCTACACGCTCAATAAGGGACTTGTTTTGACGGTTCTCTTTTGTGGATAGTTCGGCTAATCGTTCATCACTTACATTTAAACCTTTACGAGGGAACGTATCTCCAACGTTATATTCGTAGTTGTCATCTTGTAAGTCTGTGAAGTATTCGATTACTTTATACATACGTCACTACCTCCTTTTATGCGCCTGAGTCTGTAGTTCCTGCGCCTTTAGTAACCTTAACTGCTTTAGATTCGTCATATAAGTACGCTACATAGTGTTTATCACTGTATAAAGCAGTTGTTTTAGTTGAAGGATCACGGTCAGTTTCTAAGAAGAAATCACGTTTAGTGATTAATTTAACTGCACCACGTTTAGCTAAAATAGCTTCGCCCTCATCTAATTTCTTAGAACGTACAATGATAGCACCTAACGCTTCGCCAAATGCACCTTTAACGATAATGTTATCGCCTAATTCAGTAGCGCGAGTGAAGTTATCTGAAGCGCTAGAACGTAATTTACCAGCGTCTTTAGGATTAATGAATAATACCATTGGTTCTAAATCTTCATCATCGAATGTGTCAATTGCAGCTTCTAAACCTGCTAATGTACCAATATCTCCACTAACCGTTAATTTTGTACCTCGTAAAGCTTCTAATACGTCGTTATCTACTTTGTTAGCAATAGCTAAGCCATGTTGACGTACTGCTTCGCCTTGAGGGTCACCATAACCAGATAATAAAGCTTCATCAGTAATATCAGTACCTTTACCGATTTTATGAATTTTAGCTTCACGTCTGTTAGTTTCAATTTTGTCTACAGGAATTTTTTGTCCTTCAGGTACTACTGTAGCGTCACCACTGTAAACAAATGCAGGGAAAGTTAAAGTGTCGCCTGGTTGTCCTACTAATGTACTGTCAATGTCTGCAAATTGTGCAAATCTCAATTTCTTATCTAATTCTGCTTGCATCATAGGTTTTAATACTTCTGGAACGATTTGTGTACTTTTAGTTGTTGTTCCTTGTGCCATATGTTATAACCTCTTTTCTAATTGTTTATTAGAGCGTCGTAAGTTTTTCTATCATTAACGAATAGATTAGTTCTCTCTGCGACACTCATATTGTTAAATTCTTCTTGTGTAATCCCACCATTTACGTTTTTACCGTCATCTGGTGTGCGTCCACTTGGTTTACTTTCAGCAAATAAATAAGGCTTAGACTCTTTTAACGATTCAATCGCTTTATCTAAACCTTTAACTTTGCCGTCATCTTGTAGTTCTAGTTCATCTTTGTTGATGAAAGCTAGAATGTCGTCAGCGTCGTTTGCGTCTTTCGCAACAGCTAACTTAACAGCGTTATTCAATTGTGATTCTTGGTACTTAGCTTGCCACTCTGCGTTTTTATCTTTTAATTCGTCGAGTTCTTTTTGTAACTCGCTATCATCTTTCACAGAGTCTTGTAACTTGGAAATTTGTTCATCACGGTTAGTAATCTCTGCTTTTAATTCATCGATTTCAGCGTTCTTATCATTCAATCGAGAACGTGGTACCATACCTGATTTCGATTCATCAATAGCATCAATCACTTTCTGTTTATCGATTTCACCGTCTTTAAATTGCCCTAATAATGCGTATAAGTCCATATTTAACTACTCCTTTTACGTTTTTAACGTGTTACGACACGAAAGATTAAAATAAAAGAAGCAGTTTAACGACTTACTTCAGGTCGAGTAGTAGGTTACTAACCGTTAAAACAAGTTAAAGTTTGCATTTTCAGCATTTTTCTCATTAATATAACTTCTAATTATTTCTGTATCAGCTTCATTGCTTATTCCTACCTTTACAACTGGTCTATCATTCTTTAATTGATTAATTTCTTCGTATAGTTGTTTGATACGTTCTAATTTCTCAATTGCATCATCAGCATCAACATTAACCTTCACATTAAACTCCATAATCAAGCACCACCTTTTCTTTTCTCTTTCTCCCACTCTCTATAGTTAGTGAAAGGTATTACGCCATCTTTTTTAGTTCTCATCGTTGTAGGTAATTCATCTTCATCTATGTAGTAAAGCAACTTACAACGACAGTTGATGTTCTCTTTTGCACTAGCTACACCTACAAACAACTTAGGTGCAGGTCCTACACAACCACTAGAATGAAAGTTATCTTCAATATCTACTGAAGTGCCGTCTAAGTGTCTGTGTGTATCACGTGTGCGTGTATCTTTAGTAGCATACCAACGTTTTTTCATATCAAGTCCGTTTTCTTTAGCTACCATCGCACTATCTAATCCAGCTTGTGACAATGCACGCCCTGTTTCTGTTCTAGCTACACGCACTGATTGAGCTTTTGACATGCCTAAATCATTTCTTAATGCTTTAGCTATCTTAGAATATCCTTCACCACTCATAATGCCTTGTGTTATGTGTGTACGAATACGCTTTAATGTATCATCGCGATGTTTCTGTAGTGTAGGTACTAACTTGATAAACTCAATAGGTTGTTCTATTGCTGTCTGTATCGTTTGTGTATTTGGTATATCAAAGTTCATAGACGTTTGACTTGCTACTTCATACAAAAATAGGCTCATCATGTACTTTTCGATATAGATGTTCTGTTGCGACTGTTTGATAGCCTTAGCGACTTCTCTGTAGTCTTGTGACAACATTTGACCTATACGATTAAGTTCTTTGTTGAGCCTGTTGTATTTATTGAATTCAGTCCATGTTACTTGCGGTTCATCTCTATCGTATTTTTCATACATATTCGCAATAATCTGTTTAATTTCTTTCAAACGTTTAGCGAATAGAGTTTCTATTTCTCTCTCTGCTCGATTAACCAGTTTATCGATGTAGTTATCTATGTCATTCTGATTGGTTATCTTCGGATTGTCTTTGTTGTTCGCCATTCAATCCCTCCTCAATGTCAGGGAGTTGTTGATTGAGTTCTATGTTTTCTTGTTCTATTCTCTCCATTTCAGCTACAGGATCTTCAACCCAAGAATGATTAGAAAGAATAGTTTCTTTAGATAATAACCCTGTGGAATTCATAGCGATTTGAGAGTTCTCTAACTCATTTACCATTACATTGAAGTTGAATGTAATCTCGATGTCTTGCACTTTCACATCCAATCTGTAGAAGTCGATAATGTATTGTAATAGCTCTTGTAATGCAGTAAGCGTTTTATTCTTCAATTTATTAGCTTTTAAGTCTAAGTTACTGTACATAAACTTGAGCGCTATACCACTAGGACTATTACCAAACTTATCTTGTTGGAAGTCTACACCTTGCCCAAACTCTATAATGTAATCACGTAACATCTTCGTGTATTCCTTAACAGAGTCGATAGGAACTTCTACTTTGATAGTATCTACACCGGAGCCACTTTCCCCTGCAACACTAATCGCTTTATAGTATTTAAGGTTATGCATGAAGTCTTTCATATCTTCGCCTTCATAACCTTTTAAGATATAGATTAACTCTACTGATTCGTCAAAAGTGTTTTGTGTATCTGATAATCGCTTATCTAACGCATCTATGATTGTTTTGTACATGAATAAGTCAGATACTTCTTGCGGGTTGTTCTTGAACGGAATAAAAGGAACACGCCCCCAACTCATCAATTTATTACCTTGATAATAATGAGGCTGTATATGATCATCACTACGATAGAAATCAGGAATAAGTTGTCCCTCTTTCAACTCATAGAATGTCACATCATCTTTTGTCCAATACTCAACGCGTTCTGCTCCGTCTAATTCATACACACGGATAAATGCTTGTAGTTCATCTCTTTCTTTATTAGTCCAAATAGGGATAGCTTGTTCAGCAGGCACACGAAACGTTTTAAATTCTCCCTCTTCATCTACATAAGGTTGAACCCATTCGATACCTTTATTGCTTGCAGCAGTTAATATATCCACTAACTTGTCATCCCACTTGTGATTAAGTGTATGTTGTATTTGCTTTAACGCTTTGTCGTTATCTACACCAAATGTCACTGGATTAGCTACTGCATAAGCTACTTTCTGGTCTACTAAGTTTTGATGGTAGTTAGTATACATGCGCCAATCTGGTTTGGTTTCGTCATAGTCGCCGTTCACATCTCTTTTGAAAGGAGCGTCTAGTATATCTGGATGATGATTATAATATCTTTCGCCCATTGTGATATTGTCTATGTTCTCTTTATGTTCTCTAACTAAGCGCAATATCATTTCTTCTTGCGTTTCATACTTCGGTTTAATTTGTTCTACCACTTGTTCGTGATATGGTTTATCCCATGGCCAGTTAATGCTAATCACCTCGTTTACGTAAGTATGCTAAGTTTATTCTGCCTCATGTCACGCTCTAGGGCGTATCTAGTGGCGTCAATTGTATGGTCGTTTTTATCTTCTAATTTAGGAATAATATCTCCATCTTTATCAGTTTGATAATCTATGTTTTCAAATTCTCTTGCGATATTCGGTGTACGTTTTGGATCTATTATGATAGCTTCTAAATCAGATAACCATTGTTCACCATATTCTCTGCTATCAGGCCCTTTTTTAACCGGTCTTACTTTTTTCATGCCATGTTCTCGCTTTAATTCAGCTATTGATTTAGGTTCGGCATGGTCAGCGTAAATGTCGTCTGACTGATATTTTCTTTTCCACATTTCGTTTGCATATTGCCTATTACTAATCTGAACACCGTAATATTCATCGATAGCGTAAATAACCCGTTTCTTTTTATCATAATGCCAACGGACAAACGCTAACGGATCGTCAGCATATCCAAAGTCAAGGCCATTCCTTATGTTGTCAAAACCGTCAATCATTTCTTGGGGTATCGTTTCTATTTGTAAGTTATTAAACGGTACAACGCCACTACCAATGGCTTCGCCCATATATTCCCAACGATAACGTTGTTCGTTACGTTCTTTCGCACTCTCTGCCTCTTGTATAAATTGCTTAGAGATAAAAGGGTTATCTAAGTACGTTGAATGATGTACGAATGTGTTATCTGGTTGGAATGAGGTTTCGTATTTTTTATTAACCCACGATTGTTTTCTCTTAGGCGGGTTATAACTAAAGAAAAACTTGTAGAACAATCCGTCGTCTAGTTCTCCACGTAGCATAGAGTTAGTAATTGTCGTAACTTCATCTTCTGTCTTGAACTCTGCTAACTCCTCTATCCACATGATAGAAAAAGGGAACCGACTATCTTTTAACGACTTTAATCGTTCAGGGTTCTGTGCCCCTCTAAAGATAATCCGATTCCCTCTAGGTACATATGTGATTTCCATTGGCGACACTTTAACTTTGAACAGGTGTGACACCTTTTGTTCTTCTATCGCCCACTTGATTTGTTCAAATACTGATGTAGCTAATGTATTATCCGTCTTACGTACTACAACTGCATTCATAGGATAGCGCATGATTAACTGTGTAATGATGATAGATATATCAGAGGACTTACCACTACCACGTCCACCTTTAGCTACTATGTTAAGTTTTTCTTTGTCCTTAGTAGCTTTCCACAGTCCATGAAAGTGTTTAGGTAACAGTTCGGATAGATTAATCGATATCGTCATTGAACTGTACCGTCGCAGTTGTTTCGATTTGTTGCTTGTCTGTCCACATCATATATCGTTTGCCTAATAATTCTGCAGCTTTCGTTCTAGCGTTAGTATCTGATCGTTTTTCCAAAGACTCTACTTCCATTTCTCCTCTACCAATTCCAATCGGTATGAGTTCTTGGTCTGTTACCTCTCCACGTAATACAGAAGTAAGATATTGAAGTATTTCGTCTTGGTCTGCAATTGCATCTTTTTTTAGTTTTTCCATTCGTTTGTCTATTTCTGCTTTTATTCCCACATTTTCCAACAATTTATGACTACTTGATTTTGCGTATTTCTCACTATAACCAGCCTTGATTGCCGATTGATAAGCAGTACCTGTCTTAATGTACTCATCAACAAATGTTTGTTGTTTAAGGTTCAGTTTCGTCATCGTATATTACCACCTACTCTCACGGTTAAACACCTTTGTTTGACGTATAAAAAAGACACTGCGTAAACAGTGCCTAATGATTATGTTTTGTTATTTATTTGAGTTTATGCACTCATGTCACACCTCTATGTCACATCAATACATAAAAAATAAGTTACCCGTGTGTTCTCACGGATAACTAATTAAGGGGAGAGGAAAAATTACATGTCAAGTATTCATATCATCGTATCAGAAGCCGTGTTGTAAGATTCAATAAAACTACCCGCCACTCTGACGGATAGTTAAGCAATCGGATGCGCAACGTCTAGTTAAAGAAGATAAACACTTATCCAATCACTTCGATATTGAATACCCCACCATAGTGCGAAAGGATAAACACTATGTCTTGTGAGGTAATTCTTACAATATCATAATACACCGATTATAAACGGACTTACACACTTCAAAAGTCCACCTTACACATAACCTATGAATTCTGCCAATCTATTTATCATCGCGTCACGTCGTCTTAATATACTCGTCTTACTTGTTCCGAAGTAGTCAGCTATATCCTCCCACTCACTACAACCTATCGGACACTCCCAATATCTCAAACGCATTAAGTCTTGTGTATCTTCATCTGATTCATATATAAGCTTATCTACACCTTTTACAATATTACGTAAGTTGTTATAACGATTGTCACTTAACTTCTTAATTGATTCTCTCTCAATAGGATTACCTGGTATATTACTTTTACCTGCACCTACATTTTCGGGTTCGTGGTTCTCTAACAATTCATACTCTCTTACTTTTAACTCTCGTCTATAGCGTTCTATGTTCTTGATATAATCTTCTAGTTTCTTTATATCGTGTCGTTCAATCGTTATCATACTTACCCTCCATTCTCCAACTTATCTTTAAGTCTTTTAACTTCATACTCTTTCACTTCTAACTGATGTTTTAGATCATTCTGTTCAAGCAATGAGCCAAACAGAAGCAACACCAATATAATAATTGCTATAACTCCCCAAATCATTCACTCACCACTTCCGTTCATATTCCTGTAACTTCTCACAAGTGCAATCATCATTTTCATTTCTTCTAAAGATAGATTTTTTCCGTCCAATTCATATTCTTTTTCAAACATTTCTGTTAACGAAATTGGTTTTATACTTTTGTTTGTGTATTCTGAATTAGAGTTATTATTTATTTCTACTTTATAAGTTTCTGATATTTTGGTTTTTAACGTCTCGTAATCAACTTCGTTATTACTGACACCTTTGATGTACCCACTTATAAATTTTAAGGACACCGTTTTGTTTCCATGTTCAAAGCTACTTATGTGTCCATGACTATATCCGATATTCTTTGATAATTCTCTAGTTTTTATACCTTTTTTCAGTCGGATTTGTTTGAGGTATTCATATAATTCCATCTATTCAACCACCTCTAAATTAGGTTTGTGTTGTAGTACTTGTCCTCCACTTTTTGTAGCATGTGCTTTTGCCTCTGATAAGCTACGGAAAATACTAGCTTGCTCTAATCCTACAAATGTAAAATAGATACCATTGGAATGGTCGGCTATTTTGATATGGTGTGGTATATACATTTTCTTTAAAAATATATCTTTATTAACCTCGACAACATAAGTGCCTTGTTCGTTATTATCCCTATTTTTCAACCAAGATACCTCTCTTTCTAAATGTAACTTATCTAATTGCAATCCATGTTTATCTTCCTGTAACTCATTAACTCTTTTCTCTGCTTTAATCCACTTATATATAGCAAAAATACACAGTACTAACACAATTGTTACCGATAAAAAACTTATCCAAATCACTTTAATAACCTCCGTATATGCCATTTAAATGAGCGTGGTCATTCTCGTCGAAGTCCTTAGGCACTTCCACCTCATCGTTTGCAGTAATCATAAAATACAACTCTCTACCAATCCATTTACCTAACTCGTACATCGCCAACATGAATATTAGTTTCGAAATGTGTTTGATCATTCTTCTCCTCCTTGAAAATCAGATACAACTAAATAACCGCAGTCTAAGCATCGTTTAGTATTATTAAATGCAATTTTTTCAACAAATAAATTATCAACCTCTACATTTAAACTTTTGCATTTAGGACATTGAAAGAAAGTTTTATGCTTAAGGAAATCATTATATTGAATGAATTCATCATTATTATCTTTTCCATCAACTTTATAAATACCGTTCATCATTAACACTCTTGTTTTATCTAATGGCATTTTATGGTATCACTCCTTATTAATCACATGTTTTTTTATAATCGATAAGAATAATGCAAGTATCATAACAGTTGCTGTCAATGAGTTATCGGAATGATGTCCGATTAGTAATACCACGACAATCAAAAACACCCCTGCGAGTTCACTAATTGCATTTAAAAATTTGGTCTTAAATTTACATTCAATAAACCAACCTAGAAGCACTGTCAAAAAACCGATTGCAATTAAACTTAATAATTTCACTTTCCCAGCACCTCTTTTACTTTTTCTAATATATCTTTATTCTCCTGTGCTTCCATATGCGCCTCTGTCACTTTCTTTTTCAAACCAATCAACCTGCTTGGGTGTAGGATATACAACTGGTGCTACAACTAACTGTGCTAGTCTTTCTCCTTTTTCTACTGTGATATCATCATTACCTATATTATCTGTGATAATACCGATTTCTTTATTGTATGTTTGGTCTATTGTTCCTAATGCTACACGTAACTTTGTTTTAAGCGACTTACCTGATCTAGGTCTCACTTGCGCCTCATATCCGTGAGGTAAATTAATAGCCACGTCTGTTTTAACTGCTTTTGTTTCTCCTGCTTTGATTGTTGTTGTTTCTGATACATACAAATCTAATCCGCTATCTGTAGAATTTGCTCTCTTAGGCATAGTCGCGTTTTCTGATAATAATTTAATTTCTAATGTATTTGTCATTTACTCGTCCTCCTGTACTGATATAGTGTATTCATCAATATCCACTGACAGTTCCATCGCCGCGATATCTCGAGCTTCAAATTCAGCTTCTTCTACACTTTCAGCCTCAACGGTTTCATTAAGCATACCTGTATATACAATTTCAACGTTAAATTTTTTCATTATTCCCCACGCTCCAAATCACTTAATAAATTTTGAAACTCATGTGTCCCGTCGAGTTCGTCCATGCGTTGTAATTGTTGTTTTAAAACTTTCCTGCCAACCAATATATTTGCTATCTCAACAGTTGGTAAATCGTTTGAAATTTTATTGTTTTTGCCACGAAGTTTAATATACTTTTGCGTCAATTCGTCTTTTAGTGTTGTCCACTTATTGTCCTTCATGTTTAGCCTCCAAATCATCCAATATTTGATCTAATAAGAATAAGCATTGATTTAACTCTTTGTTTTTTATAGCTTGTTCTATTTCAGTTGTGTAAGAGTTACTAATTAAGTCAAACGCCTCCGCCTTCCTTTTCACTTCTGCCATATCATTGGTGAGTTCATCACGTTGGCGTTTATAATCATTACATTTTTTTGTCATCTCATAGAGTTTTTCCAATAAAGTATTCAAACTCTTAACAACATTGTGATATTCTTCCATAGATAACTTAACTTCTGCCATTTACTCGTCCTCATTCCATTTCGATTTTGGTTTCAATAATCCTGCATTTCTTAACTCATCGTTTAAGCAATATTTACCGTTCTCATACCATACATTAGCTAGGTATCTGCCAAATACATCACTCTTGTACGTCTGAACGTATATATCTTTGTTTTCTACACATGATCTAGTTAATGCTGTTGCCTCTTTATAATTCTCTTGTCCTCTCTCTCTGGCGTATCGACACCTAGTAAACGTACACGACGTTTAGCGTAGGTATCAAAGCCACAGTCCAGTAAGATATCCAAAGTGTCTCCGTCTACTACATTGGTGCATGTCGCTTTGTAGGTGTATAGGTTGTTGATGTCTATTGTAAACACTCCCTATTCTTTCTTATATTTTCTTTTTCTACTTTCATCGTCACTCTGTTTCCTGCTACCTTAACCACAAATCCCTTGACACCTAACTTGCGTAATTCCTGTTGTATCTCTGTAGGCGTCTTATCTTGTGTGTTGTATCTTAATCTTTGGTTGATTGTGTCGGATAGTATCATGCGTTCAATTCCTCATATTCGTCTGCCCACATATACATCAATCCGTCACTTACGTGTTTACGGTTACACTTTCTTGCGATGTTGCGTCTATCTATGAATAATAATTTTTGAGCTTCTACTGTACTTGCGAATTCTTCGACAATCTGGTTGTTATTATCGACAAGATATACTGGCTTAGATACACCTTTATTTCTGCGATACACTCTATATTTTTGCAATGTAGATTGAAATAGGTTATCTGCCGTAAGGTTGTTGTACTTACTATCTTTCGGATATGCATGTAATCCATTTCTCAAATTACCGATAAATGTTTCATATACAATATCTGCTGCACGATACTTCTTATTCTTATAAATAACTGTAGAAATACCGTTACATCCATTCGCAAACTTGTATTTTCCATCAGGTCTTTTCATTCTGCCTAAGTTACTTACGTATAGATCATACTTGTCGCTATACTTCCAAATTTCATCTTTTGCTAAAACTCTTTCGTTAAACGCCTGTTTCTTATTCACTCTCGGCATAGTGTCGGTGAAGAAACACTTCAACTTATCGTTATATGTGCCACGCTCTTTTTGGTACCACAGTGTATTGAGAGGAATACCTGTAATGTTGTGCAGATGAGATAGTTCTGTCTTAGTCACTGTGTGAGTGAATGGTTCGTACATGTACGCCATAATTAGCCCTCCCACTTCTCAAATGCTCTGTTTAGATACCAACGCGCCTTGTCTAAATCTTCTTTACCGTTCTTACGATTAGCTCGACTTATATACTTGATTGCGTTACCAATCGCAAATGCTAACTCTGGTTTGTAATCTTTAGTAACCTGCTCTATGAAGTCTATAACTTCTATATCTCCATACGTATAATGTGTTGGGTGGCTAACCTTGTCATCTAACGTCTTTTTGATTTCTTCATTTTCATCAGGTAATGAGTAAAAAACGTAATTATCATCAATAGTCCAAGTCCTCCTGTCAATTGCTTTTACATCAGCAACCCATTCATCAATACCAAGACTTGAATGGACTAAATGATAAACATCTTTAACCTTTGCTGTAACCTCCACACCATTAAGTTCATACATTCTAATTATGTCGCCTTCGCTTAAATCTCCAACACTCATGATCTAACCACCTTTCTAGGGAAGATGTCATTCTCCATAAGATGTTTACACCACTCACCACTAGGGTGTTTTTGAGGTACTGTGAATAAATGTGGTTTCTTACGTTTCAACTCTTGTAATCTGCGTTGCTCCATTCTCTCTTTATAACTAGCAATTTCGTCCTCTTTAGGTTTTAAACTATCCCATTCACTACGTCTTACTCCAATAGGTGCTTCTATTGCATCTTCAAACTTCCAACCAGAAGCTAATCTTTGTCTTAAGATATCAGGATTGATATCTGCTTCTTTCATTTTCTCTACTACATCTGGTGTAATAGAGAAGTATTTATTTTTAACTCTCATTTTTGTCGCTTCCATTTATTCCACCTCTATTAATTCAACTAGTTCAAAATCTTCGCTCATTAACTCTTTTTCAGGGTTCTTACTGATTAAATCTAAAATGCGTTCCTTTTCATCACTTGCAGTAATTTGATTATTTACCCAAACTGGATACTTACATCTAACTTTCATTGTTGCTTCGACTGTGACTGTTTCTTCTCTGTTAGCCATTGCTCATCACCTACCAATTCGCCATCTTTCCAAATGAGTGTGAGAGTACTGTCGTCATTTAAGATATAATAGTTATACTCACTTCTATCTATTAACTGTCCGATACTGCAATTGAAATTTATATCAACTTCATTTTGAGTACTTCTATTGACAGCTACTAATTTAGCTATCTTTGTTTCTTCCGTAACTTCTTCTTCGATTTCTACTGTGAACGTTTCATCTTTACCAATTGAATGCTCTACAGACACTGTTTGCACCATGTCAAAATACACAGAACCTCCGTCAATATTGCTATAAAACGCTTTTTCTTTAACACCATTCTTCCAAACCCACTCAATCAATTCTGGCAATGTCATTTCAACTTTCTTTTTAATCTTTACCATTCTTCATCTTCTCCTTCTTACGCTTT